CCACAGGGCGTTTACCCATCTACAGTAGCTGGTGTCAAGGCCCTGTCAACCGATTTAATAAAAATTTTATCTCTTTACTTTTGAGCTTAACAGATAGGTGAAATTAAAATAAGATAACGGCAATTAAATACATGTTTTGCAACGAGCACGAGCCACTTGCCCTGCTAGTTGAATTAACACCAAAACTTGCTAAGAAACGTTTTAGAGAAAGTATTTATAACGCCTGGAACCACAAATGTGGATACTGCGGAGAAGATGCTACAAGCCTGGATCATATTGTGCCGCGTTTTAAGTCAGGCTCTTCTAATCGACATAATCTTCTGCCTTGTTGCCGCAAGTGCAATACCAATAAAGGATCAGAGGAAATGCAGAGCTGGTTTAAAAAGCAACCTTTCTTTTCTTTTGCTACTCTTGGTAGGATTGAAGCCTGGGTCAAAGAAGAATCCGTATTTATTTTTGGTGAGTGCTGATGGGTATTTATGCTGACTACGTGAGTACATATTCAGATTTAAATAATGCATACGCCAACTCTGGGCCTCCTGATTTTGCTGAATATGTATCTTCAAACTCTGATCTGGCAAGAGCTTACCAAAATTCTGTAAACAATGATCAAAATTGGGAGGCTTACGTATGGACCGGAGGCAGCTCCAGATGGAAGCCTAGCAATGGTGACAGTGATTTAGAAAAAGCCTGGAAAAATTATTCTGGACCTTTATCGAAATCAGATTGGGGCAAGCAACACTATTCTTCTCATGGAAGAAGTGAAAACAGGGAAGTACCCTTTAAGGCTTGGGGAAGTGATATTTTATGGACCGTAGATCAATGGGGTTCTCTTCATTACGATCGAACTGGTAAGAAAGAAGGTCGAGCTCTCCCTACTAATCCTGATCAAACCCCCGATCAATGGGGCAAAGCTCATTGGGACGCCAATGGAAAAAACGAAGATCGTATTATTCCAAACACTCCAAAATTAGAATATAAAAATGGAGTCCTTTCAATAGCTCCAAATGCCTTGATTGGCGCCAACGCAAAAAGCACGTATGACAGCATAATTACACATTTAAATAATTCTCAAGGTGGGAACTACAAAGGGTTAATAGAAGGCTTTGGTAAATCTATTGGCGACGTTAAGTTCAATGATTTATTTGATGGCGGATCAAAAGCTGCAATTGACTCTTTTTATATTGAACAAAAAGTAGGCGCACCTTGGGACGCGGTTTCCCAAGGTGCCAAGCCTCCTACCGGTGGTTTTGATGTCAATTATTACCAAAAAAATTATCCAAATGCTTTGGCCGAATGGAATACTGCTCAGGCTGTAACCGCTAATGGACGTACGTTTCAGGACCTGGATATTACAGCCCGTTACGACCAAAACACCTATCTTTTGCAGCATTACACAAACGTAGGCAGGCATGCAGGATACCGAGCAAACCAAGCCCTAGAAGCAGAGCAGTCAACTAAATACACGGAAACACTTACGGATTATGAAAAACAGCTTTATAGGGACCAAGTCTTGGGCATCACAACTCAAAACGGTACTGATGTAATTAAACTTGCAACTCCAGAATATGACGCCGAGGGGAAACTTCTTAACGAAGCAGAACTGAACACGGTCCTGGAACAAAATATCGCTAGCACTTTAACTTCGGAATCAAGCAGGCAAGAAAAACAGCTTCAACTACTTGCTCAAGATGTTTTGCAACAGTCAATCAATGAACTGAAAAAAGCAAAAGAAAAAGAATCCAATTTAATGCTTATGAAAAATCTCCCTACTTACAGTGAGATCATGAGTATTAATACCACGCTTAGCAACTCAATTCTTGGAGATGCCTCATTTGGTGGCATGCTTGGATTTGTGGATCCCAAGAAAACATTTAAAACGCAACTTGAAAAAGATATTGCAGGTCTCACCGGAGTATCTTCCAACACAACCGTTTACAACTGGCAGAAATGGTTTGATGAAACGCTATTGAAGCGTTATGAAACTTTCCAGTTGGATCTTGATGACCGTACTGACGAGGAGATCAATCAGTACCAGGAGCAGGTGCGACGGGACAAAGCAGAATATGACGCAGCATTAAAAGTTAATCCTCAAGCAGAAAAGCCTTTGTTGATGCAAAAAGCAGAACAATACAAATTAGACATCAACAATAAGGATCAATTCAAAGAACTGCTACTTAAGGTTGATCAGGATTCACAAAAAGAGTTCCTGGGTAGTTTCATCAATGGTTACATTAAGCCACGCTTTGATCAATCAAAGTCGATGGATGAGTTTGTCAGCTATCTAGATGTAAAAGAAGAAGAGCAGAACATCTTCCAGTCTCAATCGGTTATCAATAAATTGAAGCAAGTTGCAGAGCTTCGTAGTAATGCAATGCTCAGTTTTTACAAGACCGCTGAAGCGGCGAAGAAAAGTTTTGATTCTGATTTTTATTTAGACCCGGTTGCCAAGGCAACTAAAGAATTGACTTCAGCTGAAAAATTAACCTACGAAAATCAAAAAGCTATTGTCAACACAGACTTTGAAGCAGCAAAAAATGGGTTAAGTTCCAATGGTGTGGACTGGGCAACCGAAGCTTATCGTTATGGTTACGAAGGTACCTACAAGACTGATCCCAAGGTCTTTGCCAAGCTTCATTACCAAGTGCTAGGTTCAACGGGCCAGCTGAAGGATGCGGAAGGCAACCCGATTACCCTGGACCCAGCTGAAAACATCTTGGGTTATAACGAACTACAGAAAAAAATTACAGAAGCAACAGAAGAACTGGTCATTCGCAAAGACCTGTATGGTGACACGGCATTCATGAAGTTTGTTACACCTGAAGAATTTGCAGATTCTATTTTGCAATCTGTTAGCCCTGAGAAGAACAAAGAAGAATGGGAAAAAATCCTTAAACAGATTGGCCTCGAAGGAGAAGAGGCTACAGTTGAAAACGTAAAACAATATTTGATTGATTCGTTTAGAACAGAAGAGGCCAAAAACATCCGAGAGAGTATCAAATATTTAAACGAACAAAAAGAAACGTTAAATCAAGAAAAGCTTGGGGTTAGTTACATTGAAAGGGAGGCAGATAAAAAAGATATTAGCCCTGAGGCCGAGACTCAGTTGTATCAAATATTTAAATCTGCTGGCTTTGAAGGAAGCGAGGACGATTTCTATACAAACTTTATGCCAGATGTCGATAGGGAAGAGCAAAAAACTCTAAGTAAAGCGTTATCTAAAGAAGGATTGACCACTGAAGCCCTGGATCTTTCTGATCCCTTTAGTGCGTTCTCTAATATCTCTAGCTTCTTTGATCAGCCAGAGCCAACGACGACAACGACAAAAGCAAAAGATACCTCAAAATCTTCTTATTTTAATATATTTGGAGGAGATGAAGAAGAGCTTCCAACCAAGTCAAAGGCGGCTCAATCTATCCTTGGTGAATTTACATCAATGTTTAAAGGGTTTAGCTAATGTCTGACAAAGCACGCAAGGCCGCTTCTGCAGCTAAGCTTCACAAGGATTCAATGGAATGCAACAAACCAAGAAAGACGCCAGGGCATCCAACCAAAAGCCATGTTGTAAAAGCTTGCGAAGGAGGGGAAGAAAAAATTGTGCGTTTTGGCCAGCAAGGCGTAGAGGGCGCTGGTAAAAACCCAAAAACAGAAAAGGATAAGGCACGTAGAAAGTCTTATTACGCTCGACATAACGCACAAGACTCAAGCCCCGACAAGATGTCTGCCAGATACTGGAGCCATAAGGTCAAGTGGTAGACAGCTCTCAAAAATTCGGCTAAATTAACCATGCCCCATCTAGCTCACCATGGCAAAACCCAAGTCAACCGCATTGGTCAAAATTGAATCTCGCCCGAAATTGACCAGGCAGGGCGATGGCGCACACTCCAAACCCAACCACGGACGCAAGCTCAGCAGAGGTCAGGGCAAGTAATCTAAATTAGTGTGTATGATTGGGAGTAACGATAGTTGCTCCCATGTCAGACTTTAGTGAAGCAGTACGCCTCATTTGCAAACATGAGGGGTTCAATGAAAAGGCTTATGCAGATCCCATAACGGAAGCCGAGCCTTACACCATTGGTTTTGGCACACAGTTTTACCCAGACGGAGAGCCGGTAAAACGTGGGCAGTGCTGCACAAAACATAAGGCCATGGAATATCTGTACCATGAGCTTGCAGTGATTGATCAGAATTTGGAAAAGTTAAATCTTGGTCTAGATACTTACATGCGACAAGCTTTTCTGTCGTTTATTCACTCTATTGGCTGGGAGTCTTTTCTTTACAGCGCAATCCCTGATCAAGTTGAAATTGAAGACTGGCCTGGGACTGTAAGGACAATGAATCAATGGATCTATGACTACTATCACAATGTCGTTGGCGGCATGGTAGATCGCAGGCGAGAGGAAGTTGAGTTGTTCTTGCGAGAAATCAAGGCCGTTCCTCACGAAGTCACTGACCTTTTGTTGGCCGCCTTCCGTTCTTACACTGCTGCTCCCCACGAAGTAAAAGCAATTAGGAACCTAGAGAAGAGCCTGAGTCCCTATGACTTGGCTCAGTTCGCCAATAGTTTTAAGCTTTGCCAAAATCCTTGGAGCGAGGTCACCCACGAAGAGGTGGACGCTATCTTTAATGTGTAGACTTAGAATACTTTTATTGACCCAATGAAGGAATCAATGGAACGTTCGGTAGAACCACAGCATTTTGAGCTTCCATTGGAACTTCAATTTGCCATGCGTAAGGCCGAATTACAGGCCGAAGAAATGACTTGGGATGAGCTGTACTCAGCTCTTCTAAACCTCTATCATCAACGTCTGATGGAATGGCAAGCCGTCAAGGAAATCTTGGCGGATGAGAACATTGATATTGACTTTGGGCATCCAACCGATATTGAGTTAGCACAACTCGCCGCCGCCTGCATTGCAGACGACGACGAAGAAGATGATGAAGACGATTACCTTCAGCCTTTCTGAGCTGATTCGTCAAGTGCGATAAGGCGGTTTAGATACCACTGAGCTTTCTTCAGTGACTCTACACCGCCTTTTTGACGCTCACGCCATTGATACTTCACGCAGTTTCCTTTGAGGAAGCCACGGTACTCTTCTGGAGTGAGCTGAGCCTCAATTGCTTCGATGCATTCGATTGCACCAGAAGCGTAATGAGGGGGATAATTGACCAGATCGACAGGTTCCTCTACGGTTAGGAAAGAGGGTTTTGCCCATGGCACAGGACAAACCCCATCTTTGCAACCCGTATCTTCTTCTACTGGAGCGAAGAAATCTTTCCAGTCCTTCAGCGCATCAGTCCCTTGCGGCGCAGGGATAGATTTTTTTCCTTCTCGGGGACTGCTTCCAGTTCCAGCACCAGTGCTTTCGGCTTGGGAGAAGAGGTTGGGTACTGGGAAAGTGCTTCCTCCATCGACGGAATCAGCCCCGTCGTTCCGGGCCGTCCGCCCTCGATTGCCAGATTTGTCCTCGGCCTGTCGTCCTGACATGCAACTAATCCTCGGTTGTACATGTCATACAATGGTACATCATTTTCCTCGTTGGCGAGGGGTGCACCGAATGTCTCAAGAGACAGGCAACGGCACATCACTTCGTCATAAACGTTTTGATCCCAAAACGGATCAGAGTCCATGTATTGATGCATAATATAAAACCTTTGTGTTGGCTCTAGTACAATATTATCACGGACATTGTGGGCTAAATATTAAAATGCAGCGACGTGGAGTAACCACTGGCAGCTCTGGTGCTGAGCTTAGTGATCTCAACCCTGAGCACGGATACGACATTGACGTTCGACGCTTGGACCCAGAAGAACGTGGAGTTGCCGAACGTTCAAACGCAGCTCAACCTGGGATTGCAAAGTATTTCCGTGCTGCTAAGGCAGCTGGTAAATTTCAACAGTCAAGTCAAATAAATGAACCCACCTCAGCCTCCCATGGTGACAGGATAGGCCGAGGTGGGAGCACAAATTATGCGGATAAACCTGCCGTGCAATTTGGCAAGTATTTCGTTTAAGCCTTAGGAAGCACAACTTCCTTTTGTTGGTTCTGATACTTACCTTTACGGTCTTGGTAAGTAACATCGCA